TTGTCTTGCGCCACCATTATTTTTTCTTTTATCCATAATTGAAATAGATTGTTTATTCAATAATATATAAACAGAATTACTTTTTTTTACATCAGTATTTCTTCTATCTGTTCTATTTGCTTTTCAGTAGCCTTTGGTATCTGTTCCATAACGTATAGTCTATTGTCGCCTATTAGGGCTTTGTACATTAGTTCTAATTCTTGGTTATACCTTTTGTGTTGGTCGTAGGTGTTTAAGCTATGTATTATTGAAGCGTGTGTTGTTTTGTAGTTGTTCTTTTCGTATTCTCTAACTATTTCCATAAGTCGCATCTTGCTAATCTTATATAGGTAGTAGTTTGCTACGCTTCGCATTTCTATTACATCTCTACGTCTTGTTTGTTCAAAAATGTCTATGTTTGTTGTTTGTTTAATTGTATCTCTTACTGTTTGTAGTTTCATATCTAATCTATTTTAGTAAATTCTGCTGTTTGGGTTTCGTTTATTTCTTCTTTGTTGTTAAAGTATTGGTCTACTAATGCATCTATCATTACTAACTCGTCTATGGTGGCTGTTTTTATTTTGTGTATCAGTCCATCTATTTTGTTTAGTACGTTTATGCACATCTCTGGGTTGTTGTGGTATACTGTATTAAACCCCTCTTGGTAGACTTGTTCTAATATTTGGTTTGTCTTACCTACTTGATACTTTACGTTTTGTTTAAACGCTTTGCTACCTTTTAGCTCATCGTTAGCCTCTAATAGTAATTGACTTATTAGCACACACTTTAAATAGTTAAGGTGCTTGTCGCTTATTGGGTCTACTTGTTCTTCTTCTTGGTCTATATACGCATACTCATCTACAAAATCATCATCGTAAACACCAGCGTTGCTTTCTAATCTTTCAAGTTCTTGTTGTTCTATTTGTTCTTCTCTATCCATTTCTCTTGTTCGTTTCTTATGTATTCTATCTCTCGCTTTAGGTAGTCTGCTGCTTTCTCAAGGTCTTTTAGTTCGTTGTCTTTCTTTCCAGCTCTACAAACGTACTTAATTATATTGCCTCTATTGAAGTTGAGGTTGTAGTCTTTTATAAAGTCTATCACATCGTAGCCTTTTCCGTTTTCGTAGTGTAAGTATGTTGCTCTCATATTATAGCGTTATCTAATTGTTGTATAAGGTGTCGTATCTCACTACGTTCAAACTTGCCACTAATCTGTGCGTTGTAAGTCTTAAACGACAAGCTATACATATCCTTTTCTGTATCTCCTTTTTTTTCTTTCTTTCCTAAATACTCAATCTTTAAATCTAATTTCATTTTTTATAATTCTCCAGTTAAACAATAGTTATCTAAATCTGCACCCCCTATAAAGAATTGATTATATAGGTGTAGTGCTTTTTCTACTTTTTCTTCGCCTCTAAAATAAAAGTTTTCAGAGCAGTTAAAAATCCCAATGTCAAGACTTCCCTTGTCCAATACTAAAAAATAGAAATCTTTATGGTTCATTTTAAAGAGATTGCAATACAGATAACATTGAACATCATAAGAATATTTCTGTGCTGAATAGTGAAAGTCTTTAACGCTTGAAGATGATGTCTTCAAATCTACTATTCTATTAGTGGCTAATACATCTGCCTTACCTCTAAAGGGCATATCTAATACGTTGTCAATAGCTGGTATTTCAAACTCTGCTTTGGTTATTAGTTCCTTTGCGTGTTCGTTTCTGTAGAACGCATCTACAAGCCTATCAGCATCGTTACGTTCTTTCATTGTAAACACTCGTGGGTTTTCTGCTTTAGCTTCTTTAAACTTCTTTGTGTTTTTGCTTTGCACATCTATAAAGGTTTGTGCTGCAAATACCTCTGGCTCTAATATAGCGGTATGGAATAGCCACCCATCTCGCAGGGCTTGACTTTCGCCACTACCATACTTCAAACTAAAGTTATATGTCTTTGGGCTTGATAGAAGCTGTTTAAGGCTACTACTACTTAAAGCAAGGGTATTTAGTTCCCCATAGTAAAAGGTGTCGTCCTCCATACGCTTAAGCAGTTCTGCTCTGTCGTATTGTTTTCCGTCTAATAGTTTTATCTTATCCATATTATTCAAGGTCATAGTTTTTACAATCTTCCGAGCAGTATGTCTGTCCGTTTGTTTCTGTGTCGCACGTTCTACAAGTGCTTACTGCATCTGGTTCGTCTATATAGTGCATTTGATATTTGTTTAAATCGTCTTTTAATTGTGTTATTTCTTCTTGTTGTTTTTGTATCAGTTCGTTCTTCTGTTGTCTAATTAGCTGTACTCTTTTATGTAGTACCTCAACCTCTGTACGCAATCCATTTACAAATGTACCTATTTCATTCATAGCTTTAACGCTGTTGCGTAAGTCATTGTTTAATGGCTTGGCATCTTTCCACTCCATTATCTTGTCGGCTAACCAATTAAACCACAGATTATATGCTTGCTTTTGTAGTAAATCCATTAGCTACCATATCCAATCATAAACCCTAAACAAAACGTAAGGAAGGCAAGAAATAAAATAGATGCCATTACTACCAGCTGCCTTTGCTCTGCTTTTTTAAGTTCTTGTTGTTGTAGTTCTTTTTCGGTTAATACTTCAATTCTGTTTTTGCGTGTTTGGATATGTAATCCAGTCTTTGTCTTTTTCATTGTTATTGTATGTTATAAATTATACTTCTTATATATAGTTCTCTATCCTCTAAACGTTTCTTCATACGTTCAGTAACCCCTTCCATTTTATTAAGGTGGTGTAGCGTGGCTTCTATTTGTTGAAGCTCTTTTTTTAAGTCTTGTAGTTGTGTTTTCATACCGCAATATACAAAACTTTTTTTATTATAAACAAATTATAAACAAGCTATTTTGTAAATCCGTTTAAATTAATTATTGATGCTTGTGCTTCGTCAAGCAAGTAACAAGGCTTTAATAGTTTCTTTTTAGTCCATAGCGTGGTGTCTGGGCAGTACATATCTTTCTTCTTCAAGTCTGTTAGGTTGTTTAGCCAATACATATAATTACCTTTAGGGTCATTAACAAAGTATAGGGCTATCTTACCAGTTTCTAATAACTTGTTGTACTTGTACACCTCTAACATTTTTTCTTTGTAGTATTTGTTTCTAAACTTCATTTCAATTACTACCTCTGTTCCTTTAGGGCTTGTGCCTATTGCATCGTAATGCTCAAAGCCATCGCCAGTATGTGTTAAGTTCCATCCATCTAAATTTAAAAGCATTATTACAGCTTGTTCCCACTTGTGTACATTTTTTATCATTTATTGTATAGTCTGTCAATATCGGCTATCCATCGTTTTAACTCTTTGGGTCTGCAACTGCAAGGCTCATAATAAGCGTGATTAAAATACTTTGCGTGAAGCTTACATAATAGCTTGTATTGTGGTTGTGTTAGTTTGCTTGTAACCTCTGCCTTGAATTGTTCCCATTGTTTTCTGTGTTCTATTTCCATAAGTCTAAATCTATATCGTTCCACTCATCTCTGCGTTTATCGCATCCGCAATCTTCTTTCCATATTTTTTTCACTACCCAACGTATGCCAGTATAGTAAGTAATGTAGTATACTAAATCTCCTAATTTCATAATAATTCATTTAATGGTAATATAATTCCTTTACTCGCCATATTATCTCCGCCCTTTTTATCTCGACTTGTGTTTATATATTTTCTACATTTATCTTTTAAGTCCTCTGTTTTAATAATATATAATTTATCTAAATAAACATAATATATATCAGCTTTAGTGGCTGCAATTCCGCTTGGCTTACCATTACAAGAATACTCAACATAAAAGTTTCCAGTTACTTTATATTGTGCATCGCTTTTAACCTCAACACCTATTTTTAATTCTGGTATATATATATCCCAATCTAAACAATAACCATCTATTATATATGCTTTAGGATATTTTTTCTGAATATGCAATAAGGCTTTACTCTCATACTCTTTACCATTTTTTAAATCTTTCTCAAATTTAGTAGTCATAGCTGTTCTTTTATATGTTTCTTTGCGTTTGTGTATGTGTTGTAAAGTGAGTAATAACTTATACCAGTTTCTCTGCTTAACGCTGCTACGCTTTTACCACTTGCGCATATTTCAAATACTTTTCTATCGTACCAATATAGGTCATCTAATATGCCATCTATTTGGTCTTTGCGTTTAGCGTATTCTACTTCGTCTATTCCTAAATCTTCTGCTTGTTTTAGTTCGTCTATTTCTTCTATGTATTCTTTTATTTGCCTTGCTTCCTTTTTATGGGTGTTTAAGTATATGCCTCTTAACACTTTCCAGCAGTAGTAAATATTAACATCCTTATTATGCCATAGGTCTAAACCTTTATCTACATCTTGTATAAGTTGTATGTACATTTCTTGTACAATGTCCTCTGCGGTGCTTTTGTTACAGCCAAAGGCATACACTACCCTTAACCAGTCTTGGTGTCTTAAATAGGCTATTTCAACAAGGCTTTTTTTCATTCTAAAATTTTATTTTTTGGCACTACAAAATATTCTAATGGGTCGTATATTTCGCCCACTACAAATGGTAGCCCAAACTCGTTAATACTAAAGCTAAAGGTTTCAAAAGGAAAACCCCTTGAACGTCTACACATTACTGTAACCCAATCCTTGTTTGTTGTATTTAATTCTAATTCTATTACAGTTTCCGCCTTTTTTTCAAGGAAACTACCAAGATGTCCAGTTCCTAATTTTTGACTACCATAGTTCTGGTGCATAACAACCATTATGTGTGTATTATAGCGTGTTGATAGTTGCATAAGTTTAGCTACCATCTCGTTACAAGATTTAAGGTCATTTACATCTGCGACTAAATCTGCTGCGCCATCTATAAAAACTACACCAGTTTCTTTTCCGTTTTCTTTATTTTGTTCTAATGACCATTCTATAAACTCTAATCTTTGTGTATAGCTTAATGTTCTTAAGGCATAGGTTTGATAGCAACCTACATCTTTTATATTAGCCATTTGCTCTGCTCTCTTAAAGCATCGTGCTGCGTGGAAATGCCCTTGCTCTGTATCAAAGTGCATTAAGCATTTACCCTCTCTGTGTCCTTTTAATTTACCACCAAAGTTATTACCGCCACTTAAATATACTGATGCAAGTAGTGATACAAAAAATGATTTTTTGCTTTTAGGTGGTGCTGTGATATAGCTTATGTTTCCGTATGTGGCTAAACCAATAGGGTATGTTAATTGTCCACCCTTTGTTTGTATTGTCTTTTCTCCTAAACTCAAAGCGGTTGGTGGATACTCAATATCTATAGAAGTGTCTATTGTACACTCCTCTTTTATTAGTTCCATCAACATTTGTTGTGTAGTTTGTTCTTCTGTCATTTCTTTAGTTATTGTTATTGTTTTCTTATTTATAGTTTTTACATATATATTCTAATTGTACATTATTTAATTTAAACCACTCGCCCCTCAATCTACAATGTTTATACAATTCGTGTAGTTCTTTTTCAATATTATTTTCAAATATCTTAATTAATTTTAAATTAGGTTTCTCACTTTGTAAAGTTTTTTCCCTTTTTAAAGGGTTTATACTTTTACCTATTTTATATGTATTGTTTGTATTGTCTTTTAATATGTATGTTTTAGGGTAATTTAATGTATTTATTCTATGTCTTTTTTTCTTTAATTTTTTATATATAAATACTCTTGTAAATAATTTATTATTAGTAGGATTATAAAATAAATCATCTCCAAAATAACCATATTTAAATTTTATCCATTCTTTATATGTGTTAATTTTATACTTTAAATCAGCAGATATAAAATAATATTTTATAATAAAACCTTTATGTTGTAGGTGTTTAAGTATATAACAATTTGGTTGATTAAGTAATTCAATTATATCACTATATTTTGTTTTGATTAAATCAGTACTTTTCGCATTAGTTTCTTTTTTAAGTTGCAAAAAAATACTTGCAACCTTGTTACCAATTACTAATCTACTATCAGTTTTAGTATCTGAATTTATCCATAAATCTAAAATATAATCTTCCATTGCTTAAAGGTATAAAAAAAGGGGGTAAAAACCCCCCTTGATTATAAAAAAAATTAAAATGGAAGTCCGTCTGCCTCTGCTGGGTGTTCTTGTACAGCTTCTTGTACTTCCTTTTCAGCGTTCAAAATAGAACCATTATTCCATACAACCTTACCATTACCGAGATAAGTCTTTTGTTTTTTGGCTTCTCTTTCCTCTTGTGTCTGACTAACATAGATACCAGTATTATTACCGTATCGTGTTTCGTCATTTACTGACATTGTAAGGTTTACATATACCGCACCGTCTTTACCAGCGATAAACTTCTCTTTTGGCAACTTTGCCACATTTAAACTAAAATTAATTAATGCACTCATATTTATTTATTTATAGGGTTTTATATTCTGTTTTTTGTTTTTTAAAACTTTCGCTTTCATCTTCGCCAAATACACCGAGTTCATAAAAGCCAGTTAGTTTTAGTACGGCTCTACTCATTGCTCGTTTCTCTGCCATCTCGGCAACGTACCAGCTGTTAGTATTTGAAGTTTTGTAACTGTCGCCTTTTAGCGCACTACCAAAGGTTTCTATGCGCTTACCATCTTTTTCTGCAAGTGCTTTAAATACTGCAAAATTAGGCTCGCATCTTATTACTTCATAATTAACAGTCATTTGCTCTAGTGCCATAATTCTATCTATGCCTTGTCTAGTGATGATTGTGTAATGCTGATGCTTAAAAAAGTCATCTTTAGTGAGGTTATACTTTTTGTACAACTCTGTTAGTTTTTCCTTGTTCATTGTTCTTTATTTAAAATTTCTACTTCTATTATCGCTTCAAGGTATTGTACTCTACCTTCTAAAGCCTCTATCCTTGCATTTAGATAGTCTATTGTCGTTGGGGTTGCTGCTCGTTTCACGTCCTCTGAATGTGTCATAACTATTCTGTAAAATAATCAAAAGGGTTGTTTAAATAGCCACAGAAAATACGCAAGTCCATAACGCTGCCATACTTTAAATCGCTTACAAAAACTTTTTCTTCAAGTTCTTCATAAAGCTGTGCAACTAAATCTGGGTACTCTAAATTAGCTACACTTAATTTGTCTTTGTACACTGGGTGTAATCTTTCTAATAGTGTCATTTGTTATTGTTTAAAATTAATGATACACAAATTTAACAAAATATATTTAATATAAACAAATTATAAACTACTTTTTTTTATAAATAACAAAAAAACCACCTTATTATAGGTGGCTTAATTGACTGCTAAACAGTTGAAAACAATAACAAGACATTGGTTAGTCTATTCAAAGATACACATTATTAGCGTTATATAAGTAAGGTTTATTGCGAAGTTATTAACTAAAAGTTTTGTTTGTCTTTTAGTTCTTGTAGTTTAGTCTTGTATTGGTCAAATATTTCTTGCCATTCTGGGTCTGTAAGTTTTAGTACCCCTCTTGACTTTTGTAGTAGTTCCTCTGCTAATTCTAAACCAATGTTAAGAGAATATTCCAGTTGCCGACCATATTCAAAACGATTGCATTTACGGCATTGCAGATTTACATTTCTTTCGTCATAACGAGTTATTAGATGCTGCCTACCTATTAGATGTCCAGCATCGCCTTCAGAAAAATGTATAGACTTACCACAACTAACACAGTTACCCATACCAGTATTGTTATCTACATCTCTACGTCTTATAAACTCGTGAAAAGGTTTATCTATCTTATTCTTCCAATACTTTAATGTTTTCTTTTTTGGCATTGTGTTGTATGTTGTATTTAGGACTAAACAATTTTATGTAGTATTTTTCATAGTCTAATAATTCATCAGCAGTAGCACCATAAGGCACTTTTTTTACAACATTCCAACTATCAAACTCTTTTTGATTTTCTTTTATATGTTGTTTAATTCTACCTACTACATTTGTAGTTTGACCTATATATACTATTTTGTTTTTATGTATAAGACAATAAACGTAATAATTAAATTTTAATTGGTATTTATTAGAAACAAGTTTATAATGTAGGTTGTCTTTTACTGTTTTCTTTTTGGGTATAAGTACCTTTTCATCTAAACTACCTCTATTTATATATAGCCTTACATTAGAAAACCCTTTTTGGTTTTTTATCCATTTTTTATATCTATCTCTTTCTAATTCATTAGAAAAGTTTTTATATAAATGTTTTTCTTTACCATAAAATTTATATTTAACTAAATATCTCATATATGTTTTGCTTTTAAGATTGTCCAAATCTCCCAAAACCAAACCACAAAAACAAATTTAATTAAATAAAGTTTTTAACAAGTTATTATTTTTTCCAATGCTTTGTAATCTTCTCTGCACTACGCATACCAAAATACCCACCATAGACTAATAATAAAAGTGAAGAAAGTAAGTCTATCCAGTTAGGGTCTATTTTAAAGCCTTCTAACGAACTATCTAATATTATATATATAAATAGTGTAGCGGTTAAAAAAGCAAGCGTTAATGGTCTTATATTGCGTGTAAGGTAGCTGTCTGTTTGGTTGTCGCTTACCCATCGCTTTGTGGTTTCTTCCATTTCTAACATATCGTATCGCAGTTCTTCAAGTAGAAGTTCTTTGTCTGCTTCTGATAGGTTATCGTCTTTGCCTATCTTATCTGCAAGGTCTTTTAATTGTTCTATGCCAGTAACACTACCAACAACCGATAATAGCTCTGGTGCTACATCTTTGCCTTGCTTCACGAGCCACCTTAAAGCATCTCCTACTCTTGTAGTGCCATTCTTTTTCTTGTAATCACCCATTCCATCTCGCTTTAGTCTTTCTTATATCGTAGTGTACAAATCCTTTTTCTTCATACAATCCTAAACCACCTTGTAGCATATGTCCCATATCTATAAGTTCCTCTATTAGTGCGTATACCTCTGCTGGTTTTAGGCTCTGTATAGTTATGTCCGCTGCTTTGCCTAATAAGTGCTGTGAAGTTTTTGAGCCGCCTACCTTTGCGTTATGCTCTGGGCATCTGTAAGCACTATTAATAGTTATAGGTCTACCAGTATAGTCTCTTAAAAATTGTAGTTG